AGGATTCCGGAAGCGCTGAAGTACGAGATGCTTCGGCGCGGCGAATGGCGCGCGACGAAGCCGTCGACAGGGATCGCAGGCTTTCACATCTCGGAACTGTATTCGCCGTGGTCGACTTGGGCAGACATGGCAACGTCGTTTCTCGAGGCGAACAAGCTCCCCGAGACGCTGCAGACTTGGATCAACACATCGCTAGGCGAGACCTGGGAAGAGAAGGGCACAACGCCTGAGGCGGAAGGGTTGCTCGCGCGGCGCGAGCCGTACAACGCCGCGTCGTTGCCGCCTGGTGTGCTGCTCATCACGGCCGGCACAGACGTCCAGGACGATCGGCTCGAAACGACCATTTACGGTTTCGGCGCCGAAGAGGAGACCTGGCGCATCGATCACGTCGTACTGCGCGGCGACCCGGGCAGCGCGGCGCTATGGGCTGAGCACGACGACATCCTGCGGCGCAGGTTCACGACCGACGACGGGCGCGAGCTCGTCATCGAGTCCTGCGCGGTGGACTCAGGCGGCCACTTCACCGAGCACGTATATCGCTACTGCGCAAAGCGCAAGCGGAACCGTGTCTGGGCGATCAAAGGCAAGGATGGAGTCGGGCGCCTGGCATGGCCGAAGAAGGCGAGCCGCGGTGGCAAGATCCGCGTCGACGTCTGGATCGTCGGCGTCGACACGATCAAGGACCTGCTCTATGGCCGGCTGAACAAGGTCACGAAGCCGGGTCCGGGTTACGTCCACTTCGATGCTGGTACGACGCAGGAATGGCTCGACCAGCTCACCTCAGAAGTGGTGACGCATCGGCTGATCCTCGGCCGCAAGGTCCGGCAGTTCAAGCCGAAGGCCAGCGGGATCCGCCAGGAAGGACTCGACACGTCGGTTTATGCGTACGCCGCGATGTGCGGCCGCGGCGGCGCAGAGCTGCTCTTACATCGCTCGAAGCGACACGCCGCGGCCATCGCACAGCAGAACCAGCAACAGATCATCGAACCGGAATCGACGCCGACCGCTGCCGAACGCGACCTTGCAAGCACATCTTCGCAGGAGGGTGCGGAGCCTCGAGCTCGCACGGCGGCAACGGCGGCGCCGAAACCGCAACGCAAGACGTTGCCGAGACGCGGCAAAGGCTGGATAGGAGGATGGAGAAAATGAAGTGATTCTCTCGCAAGTCCCGCCGCAGCTCGTTGCCGGGGATACATGGCGCTGGGAGCGATCTTTCAGCGACTACCCGGCGCCGACCTGGACGGTGACTTACTACTTCGAAAACGCCGCGGGCCAGATCACTGCGGTTGCGTCTGCGTCAGGATCACAACATCTGGTCTCGGTTCCGGCCGCCACAACCCAAGGCTACGCCGCCGGCCGCTACCGATGGGTGGCACGCGCGAGCGACGGCACGACCGTCGAGACCATCGAAGGCGAGAACGGCTGGATCGACATCCTGGTGAATCCGGCCGCAGCGGGCAACAAAGATCACCGCTCCTGGGCCAGGCGCACCCTGGACGCCGTCGAAGCCACCATCGAGGGGCGCGCCAGTAACGATCAGCTCGCCATGAGCATCGGGAGTCGATCGATCTCGCGTATTCCGCTCAATGAACTGTGGCAACTGAAAAAGAATCTGGAGGCCGAGGTGAGAACGGAAGAAGCGGCCAGTGCCGCGGGCCTCGGACGAAACATCAAGGTGAGGCTCACGCGCCCATGAAATGGCTCGATCGCCTTCTCGGCAGGAAACAGCAGAAGGCACGCGGTAATCGGCAATCGCCAGCGCATAAGCTGCGCGCCTACTCAAGCGCCCGCCGCACGCGCGCAACGACTTCATGGAACCCGGCCGACAGTAGCGCCGATGCTGAACTGTCATCGAGCCTGACCACGCTGCGCACGCGCTCGCGGTCACTGGTGCGAGATTTCAGCTACGCCAAACGCGCCAAGCTGATCGTGGTCAATAACGTCATCGGCACCGGGATCGGCCTGCAGTGCCAGGTGAGGACGACGCGCGGTGACTTCAACAAGCACGTCAACGAGGAAATCGAAAGCGCTTGGCGTGAATGGTCGGCGGCCTCGTTCTGTCACACCGGCGGCGCGATGTCCGAACGGCTGCTCGAACGCGCTGCCATGGGACACGTATTCGAGGCTGGCGAGGTGCTGTTCCGGGAACACCTGCAGCCATTCGGCGGAAGTCGCATCCCTTACGCTCTCGAGCTCATCGAAGCCGAACGGCTTTGCGACGAGATGTCCACGCCGTACAGCGCTGAGCCAGGCAACGAAATACGGCTCGGTGTCGAGGTGGACCGCTATTACAGGGCGGTCGCGTACCACCTGCGTGCGCGTCATGGCTCAGAGTTGCGCTGGATGGGGAGCCAGGACCGCGTCACGCGCGTCCCAGCAGACCAGATCATTCACCTTCGAATCGTCGACCGATGGCCGCAGTCGCGCGGCGAGCCATGGATGCATACCGCGATCACGCGGATGAACGATATGGACGGGTACAGCGAGGCAGAGATCCTGCGCGCACGCGCCCAAGCGGTACGAATGGGCATCATCGAGACGCCGGAAGGAGCCGAGTCATTCGCCGAGCAGCAGGAGGATGGCTCCTACGAAATGGAACTCGAGCCGAATGTCGTCGGCCGACTGAACCCTGGCGAGAAGTGGATCGATTCGAACCCTTCGGCGCCGAATCCGAACATGGATCCGTTCATGCGCTACATGCTGCGCGAGATCGGTTCAGGAATGGGCGTCTCGTACGCCTCGCTGTCTGGCGACTACTCGCAGAGCAACTACAGCTCGTCGCGCCTGGCATTGCTCGATGATCGTGACCTGTGGCGGTTTTACCAGTGCTGGTTTATCGACGAGTTTCGCACGAGGATTCACCGGCGCTGGTTGACCCAGGCAGTCATCGCAGGAGCAATCCCGTCGCTGTCTCCTGAGCAGTATTTCGCGAACATCGAGAACTACCAGGCGGTTAAGTTCAAGCCTCGCGGCTGGTCGTGGATCGACCCGCCGGCCGAGGTGGACGCATTCAAGGAAGCGGTCAAGGCTGGCTTCACGACACGCACCGACATCATTGCATCGACCGCCGGCGGCCAGGACATCGAGGACATCGACGAGACGCGCGAACGCGAACTCGCCGAAGCAAAGGAACTCGGCCTCGAATACGACACGGATCCTGCCGTCTACATGGCCGACGCGAAGGAAGCCGAAGCAAAGGCGAAAGCCGCTGCACGACCGCCGCCAGATCTCGCACCCAGCACCAACGACGAAGGAAGCGCCCCGCCGAAGACGGGGCGCACCGTTTTAGGAGTTGTCAAATGACCGACAAGACCTTCCCGAACAAACTGCCGCCGCTGGCTCGCGCAATCGATGCAAGCGAGATCAAGGTCCGTAAGGACGAAGGCGCGACGCGTATCACGTTTGCGGCTTCGTCCGAGACACCTGTCGAGCGGTGGTTCGGTGACGAGGTGCTATCGCACGACAAAAAGGCCGTGCGCCTCGATCGTGCGAAGCGCGGAGCGATGCCGCTCCTGTTCAACCACAACATGGATGACCCGGTCGGCATCGTCGAGGCCGCACGCATCGAGGACAAGCGCCTGGTCGTCGACGCGAAACTGTTCGAGACCGAACGCGGCAAGGAATTTGCCGCAATGCTCGACGGCGGTCTGCGCAATGTCTCGATCGGCTACCGCATCAATGTCGTCGAGGAAGACAAGAAGACCAACAGATTCACGGCTACCGATTGGGAGCCTTACGAGGTCTCAATCGTCACCGTTCCTGCCGACCCGACAGTCGGCATTGGCCGGCAGCTGGCCGGCGACGAGTTCGAGGTGCGGATGATCCGCGCCGAAGTTCCATCAACCCAGTCGGCGCAAGCCGCAGGAGTACGTAGCATGTCCAAGCCGGACAACGCCGCGGCGGGCGAAAGCGCCGAGAAGAAGACCGAGACGAGCGTCGAGGTCACGCGAGACGAAGTGGACGTGGTGAAGCTCGAGGCCGATCGCAGGGCGGCGATCGCGAATCTCTGCCGCGCCTACAACCTGGACGACCGATATGCGCAGCATTGGATGAACTCGCGCAAGAGTTTCCGGGAGATCACCGACGAGGTGGTCAAGATCGTCGCGGAACGTTCCAAGGACGAGACGAGCGTCACCTTCCTGGATCTCAGCAAGAAGGAAAAGCAGCGTTATTCGCTGCTGCGCGCCTTGCGCGCGTCGATCAGCAAGGATTGGTCGAAGGCGGGCCTCGAACTCGAGTGCAACAAGGAAGTCAGCACGCGGCTGAATCGCATCCCGCGAGCGGAAACGAGTTTCTTCGTTCCGCTGGACGTGATGATGCGCGACCTGCCGATGGCGACGAAGCGCGACATGACCGTCGCGGGCGTCTCGGGCTCGAACTATCTGGTGTCGACGGACAACCAGCCTGGCAGTTTCATCGAGTTGCTCCGGAATCGCTCGGTTGCGCTCCGAATGGGCGTGCAGCGCCTCTCAGGCCTGCAGGGAAACGTCACGATCCCGAAGATGACAGCCGGCAACACCGGGTACTGGTTGGCCGATGAAAACACTGCCATCACCGAGTCACAGCCCACGATTGCGCAGCTCGCGCTGTCGCCGAAAAATGTCGCGGCGCTGACCGAGTTGTCGCACCAGCTGCTGCAGCAGTCTTCCCCGGACGCAGAGCAGCTCGTGCTGACCTCGATCGCGCGTGACATCGGTCTGGCGGTCGACGTCGGCATCCTGCGCGGTTCCGGCTCTGCCGGCCAGCCGACCGGCATCGTGACAACTGCCGGAATTGGCTCGGTCAGCGGCACGTCGCTTGCGGCCGCTGGCGTGCTCGAGTTCCAGTCGGATGTTGCGGCGAACAACGCACTCGAGCCGGGCTGCGGGTACGTCACCACGGCGGCCGTGGCGGCGCTCCTGGCTGCTCGTCCGGAGCTGCCGTCGACCGGCACCGAGAGGCTGTGGAAGGGCAACCTGCTGAACGGCTCGCTGTTCGACTTCCCGGCGATGACATCGCAGCAGATGACCGCAGCGACGATGCTGTTCGGCTGGTGGCAGTCGGTGATCCTCGCCGAGTGGGGCGTGCTCGAACTGATGACCAATCCGTTCAGCGACTTCACCAGAGGCCTCACGGCGGTGCGCGGCTGGTACGCCTGCGACGTCGGCGTCCGATACGCCGGCGCGTGGTCCTACGCCACGACCATCACCTGATTGGTGCTGCCATGAAGGTAAAGGTGGTACGCGCCCTCTGCATCGCAGGGGAGCGCCAGGAACCCGGAACCGTGATCGAACTCCCGGACGTGCGCGCCCGGGAGTTGATCTGGATCGGGAAGGTGGAGGCTGTTGGCGACAAGCCAGTAGCCTCAGGTCCGATGACAACCGAGACAGTCTCGGCGGTCGTCGCCGGAAAGAAGGGCGGCGCGGCCGCCGGAGGCAAGTGATATGTCACTGGCAAGTCAGCTCAACGCCCTCAGCGCGCTGAAGATCCTCAATAGCGTCAGTGCTGCGAATACCGCGGCGGCGACGTCCGGATGGATCCAGGTCAGCAACTACGAGGGGCTCGTCGCAATCCTGATCAATACCGGCATCATCACCGGGACGATCACGTACACCTTCGAGACCGCGACAGACGGCAGTGGCACTGGTGCTGCCGCCATCGTTCCGCTCAATGGTGCACTGACGCAGGTCACCACGTCGAACGATGACGACACTCCGTACATTGCGCTGTTCGACTCTCGCAAGCTCAGTGGCTACATCCGAGTGATCGGCACGATCGCCACCGGACCGGCGCTGATTTCGTATCAGCTCATCGGGCGGAAGAAGACGGTC